AAAAAGCTGAAAAACCAGTAGCTGAGAAAAAAGCTGAAAAACCAGTAGCTGAGAAAAAAGCTGAAAAACCAGTAGCTGAGAAAAAAGCTGAAAAAACTGAAAGTTTTGAAAGCATTGCAACAAGATTATTGGCTGAGAAAGCCTCTGAGAAAGCAATCCAAAAAACCTTTGTTCAGTTGTATGCTAAAAAAGGCATCGATGATTTAGTTTTCGTAGGAAAAAGGATTACCATTTACATGGGGATAGCTGCAAAGCTCCTTACTGGAAAGAAATAGTTCTTAGCTTTTTTAAATTTAGGTACCTCGCTCCCCCAAAGGAGCGGGGTTTTCTAGAGAAAATGTCTAAATGTTTTCCTGCGGGACCGTGTATTGCATAGTACCGCGGAGATGTATTACAGTACAAGGTATTCCCACGGTTGGAAAAATATATAGTATCACATATTTTCACATCCGTAGACAAAAAAGGAAGATAATGCAGTACATTTTATTAATGTACAATAATGAAGGCAAGACAGGCAAGATTTCTAAACGAAGGCGATGTCATTTTATATAAAGCCTTTTCCATATTTTCCGCAAGTTTTTATAGAAAAGGTCCTACCCCGCTACCCTAATAAGGAGCGGGGTTTTCGGGTGTATAAAGGTTAATAAAGAACCATAGTATTTACAATTAAAAAAAAATTTATGAAATTAGCAGATTTAAAGGTTGCGGCCAAAGAGCTGAATGAATTGTGTGGAATAGATCCTCCAATCGATGTTAAAAAAAGTCAAGCAGTACTTGAAAAATTAGTTACTAAAGGTGCCGGTATGCTTGAAGACGGCGAGTTTGAAGAACTTAGTAAAACCACTCAGGCAGTGATAAAAGAATTAAAAAAGGATTCTGTCGCACCTGCAAAAGGTAAAAGTAAGGTTGCTCCTGTTGTTGAAGAGCAAGAAGATGAGGACCTCGATAAGGAAGAAGAAGAGGAAGAAGAAGAGAAAGAAGAGGAAGAAGAAGAGGAAGAAGAGGAAGAAGAAGAGAAAGAAGAGGAAGAAGAGGAAGAAGAAGAGGAAGAAGAAGAGGAAGAAGAGGCCCCGGCTAAAACTACTCCTACTCCAAAATCCAAAAAAGGTGCCGTTGTTATCGCTTATGATGACTTAACATTGCAAGAGCAGGTTGAGGAAGCAAAAACCATCGATGATTTGAAATTGCTTGTAAAGACAGATGAAACATTTAAAGCCCTAAGAAAAGGGATGGGTATTGAAAAAGACGTGAAAAAATTACGTTCTAAAATGCTAATCATTCTTAAGGAAGAGCAAAAATTACCTGCTGCCTCAAAGGAAAAGGATACAGCAAAAGGAGCACCTGCTAAAAAATCCGTTTCTAGTGAGAAAGGGTTACCAAGCTTCCAAGGTATCGCAGACGGTTTACTTGCCAAGAAAGCCTCAGAAAAAGAGATTCTTGCTATGTTTACCAAACTGTACAAGGAACGTAAGGATGTGGACGATGCAGACTATGTGAAGAAACGTGCCGCCATCTACATGAAAATCGCAAAAGAAAATGCCAAGTAGACAGGAGGGGTTCATAATACAAATCTTAAACGAGGTGGGGGATGACCCCACCCGTGAGGGATTGTTAGACACTCCTCGTAGAGTGATTAAGAGCTGGAAGGAAATCTATGCCGGGTATACACAACCTATTGAAGAGTTATTTACGACATTCTCTGAGGATAGCAGTGATCAGATGGTACTGCTTAAAGACATAGAGATTTATTCTATGTGTGAACATCACATGCTTCCATTTTACGGAAAGGCCCATGTAGCATACCTCCCCGGGGATAAAATTATCGGGATTTCTAAATTAGCAAGGCTCGTTGATGCATACGCCAGACGGCTGCAGATACAAGAACGAATAGGACATCAGGTAACGGATGCGATAATGCTCCATCTTGGTGCGAAAGGTGCCGCCTGCGTAATTGAGGCTTCCCATATGTGTATGCGAATGAGAGGCGTTGCCAAGCAGCATTCTACCATGGTAACCTCATCCATGAAAGGTGTGTTCCTAACAGACACAGGAATCAAACAAGAGTTATTAACATTGATAAAATAAAAATCATGCGAAAAGTGATTGTAATAACAACCTCCTTCGAAGCAATTCACCATTGGCCGGATTGTCCAATCGAGGAGGTTTCTTTTTTAAAGAATCCTCACAGACATATATTTCACGTCACTGCCAAATTTACGGTATCTCATAATAACAGAGATATAGAATTTATTGCAAAAAAGAGAGAGGTAGAACAGTATGTAGATGTACATTTTAGAAGTAAAAATCTTGGGGCCTTATCTTGTGAGGATATCGCAGAAGCCTTATTTAGTACCTTTAATGCGAGTTTTATAAGTGTATATGAAGACAACGAAAACGGATCTGAAATCTATGAAAATTAAAGTGAATATAATCGACCCAACCTCTACTGAATTCAATAGAGGTTCTTTTTGTTATGTACCCTATCTTTGTCACAATGCTCTAAATGAGAATGAGGAGTATGCCGTGACATTAATAGAAGGCTTTGTAGCAGAAGAAATGGATGCACTACCGCAGGCAGATATAAATTTAGTGTGCCTTTGGTCTTACCCACAGATAGAAGCCGCTGTCATGCTGGCTCAATTACTGCCTATTGCCACTGAGAGGGATAATGTATATTTTATCGGGTATACTGCATTAATCACTCACTTGGGGCTACCTCATGCAAAGGAGGTTTTTGGATTTGACTTTATGCAAGATGAGGCATTTTTACTGACTGCAATGAAAACATATCCGACCAATTATTATAAATTTAAGAATCTATTGCTTAGTGATTGCGACATGCATTTAAAGGCTTTAGATAACAATGAAAAGGTATACCCACTTTTCACGTCCTACGGATGTCCAAACGGATGTTCCTTTTGCCCTTCTACAGTAAACTGTAATCGAGGCCGATTTGCATTAGCTATAGATACTGTCTGCGGTATGTTAGATTCTTGCATTGCAAGGGGTATTAAAAATATCCATTTTACGGATGAGGACTTCTTTTATGACATCCACAGAACGGCAGAAATTCTTACTTTTCTGCAAGGAAAAGGTATGCATTTAATTGCATTAGGTTCCGCTGCCGCCGTTAGTGAATTCATTGAGATTTACGGAGTGCTGATTATTAAAGATGCAGGATTGGAAATAATTGAGATTGGATTTGAGAGTGCGGCTGAGGATATTTCAGGTTACATGGGGAAAGGAAAATCCCTTTCTGATTGTGAGAAATTAGCCAAGGTTCAATCTACATTCCCTTTCACGATTTTCTGGTTAGTGCAGACATTCTACATTGGGGAAACAATATCAACCTTAAATGAGACAGGACGTTTCATGGAGGAGTACGGGATGGACATGGATAAGGTTATGGGGAGATTACGTACAAACGGTACCACTGGTGGCCTAGGCCAGTTTTTTCAGCCGTATCACGGAACGCCTATATTTAAGGCTGCCTCCAAGAAAGGAGAGTTTTTAACCGCTAGACCTGTTCGTTTGTTTCCTAGTTTTGTACCATTTTCATTTATCGATAGTGTTATAAAGGAGATACATTGGGCTAGGTTTGAAAAGGCTTTACCTTGGATTAAATTGTATCGATTAGAGAACAGTATACCTTCAATTAAAGAAGGTACGAGAATAGAGCATTACATTCCTGAGGATGCTCCTGTCTTTGTAAAGACTAGGATACTTTTACTTTTTGCAATACTTTCCAGAAACGGAGTGATTAGTTAGTTATGTTCCTAATAAATATACCAATAGAACCCATTGAGGAGCGTTATTCTCTTCAATGGGACAAATGGTTTAAAGACCATTTCGAGGCTGCGGAGATAAACGTCCGTACAATATACGGGGACACCACTAGCGGCAAGATTAACAAAGGTTCTTTCCTGGATATTATAGAGACTAATTTATACAAGACATCTCAATTGTCGCAGATTATTAGGATACTTGCAGACTATGATGATTCTTATGACTTAGTACTGTTTTTTCACGACCTCTGGTTTCCGGGGTTATCTAATATTGCATACATACGAGACGGGCTTAATTTAAAGCATTTAAAAATCTGCGGATGTCTTCATGCTGGGTCCTATGATCCTTTTGACTTCTTGGCAAAACAAGGTATGGCATCTTGGGCGGCGCTGGCTGAGGAAAGTTGGTTTGGGAAAATAGTCGATCAGATATATGTAGCAACAGAATTTCATAAATCTTTATTATGCTGGAATCGTAGTATTTCAGTACGGAAGATTTTAGTGACAGGTTTTCCTATTTTTGATGAGTTCCTTAAAGGATTACCGAAAAATCATTTGCCTACGGTAGTATTTCCTCACAGATTAGATTCTGAGAAAAATCCAGACACTTTTGATTCCTTGAAATCCTTTATTCCTGACAAGAAAATATTATGGGGTAAGACAATGGAACTAGGAGGAGGAAAGGTCATGTATGCCTCCTTACTTGCAGGTGCTCATATTGCCGTATCTTGTGCGGACCAAGAAACCTGGGGAATTGCAATGCAGGAGGCTGTCTTCTGTGGATGCATTCCTCTTGTACCAAACAGATTATCTTACGAAGAAATGTACCTGCCTGAATTTAAGTACAAATCCTTTGCAGAATTAGTAGATAAAATAGAAATGTACTTAGACACTCCGCCTACAGATTTATTACTGATTCAAAAAGAAAAACTGCTTTCTTCAGGAGCTCTTGCAATTCCTAATATTATTAAAGCCATTAAAAAATTAGTAGAATGAAAAAAAATCCTTTTGATTACCCCATTTTCGCAGATTGTGGGGCACCTAGTTTATACAACAAGCTCTCGAGACGTACCAACGTCTCGGGGACCATGGGTGCTAAATTTAGTGAACGTAAATTTGACAATTTCGCGTATACAGAGACACAGGAGTACAAAGACTATCTACGTTCTTATATAGACTTTCTCGTACTGCATAAGGACAAGATTGATCATTACTCCAATTTGGACGTGATCAATAATCCTTCATTAACATATAGAAACCAGAAGTTATTAGAGGAAGCGGGGCTTTCTCCTATACCGGTCTTCCATTTAGGTTCCGATGTTAAATGGTTGAAAAGGTACCTAAAAACCAATGAGTACATAGCCTTGGGTGGGTTGGTCCCTAACCCAACAAAAGTATTAATCCCCATGCTAGACACGTTATTTAAAGACCACCTTTTGGATAGCAATGGATTTCCTACTCACAAATTACATGGATTCGCCTGTACCTCTATGCCATTGATGCTAAGGTATCCCTGGTACTCTGTGGACAGTACAACCTGTAGGAAACTAGCCATATTTGGAAGTATTATTGTACCTGAGTTTACCTCAGAAAAACTTGTTACCTTGTCCATCTCATCTAGGGATATCCCTTTAGAAAAAAAAGTGACCCCTGGAGTCTTGCAAGCAATAAAAGACAGAGCAGAGGCTTACAATATTACTCTTGATGATTTAAGTCAAAGAGACATTATTCGTGCGGTTTGGAATTATTTAATATTTGCAGAAAAACTGCAAAAATTATTGCCTGCATGGCCGTGGAACTTTAAAAACAAAAAAGCAGGTGAAGGGGCAGACGAATTTCTTACATTTTACTTTGCTGGCGTATTGTCTGCAAAGGAGGAACCTCACTTTTGGAAAGGTGTGGCGTTTAAGGATGTAGAAAAGATTAAAGGACGTCTGCAGTCTTTCTTTTATAAAACTCAATTAGAACAAGCAATTAATCTTAAATTCAACGGACATGGAAGTGAGTAAAAGTAAATTATTGAAAGCCTTAGAGACTGTAAAACCAGGACTGGCTAACAAGGAGATGATAGAGCAAAGCACGTCGTTCTGTTTTCTAAATGGAAACGTCGTTACCTACAACGATGAGATTTCCATTGCCTGCCCCGTAGAAGGGCTTGATTTAACAGGTGCGATTAATGCCTCTGAATTACATTCTTTTATCAGTAAAGGAACATCCGACACCATAGAAATGGAAGTCTCTAAGACTGAGATTTTACTAAGATGTGGAAAGGCAAAGGCAGGACTTGCATTGCATGCCAAGATTGTGCTGCCTATCGAAGAGATAGGAGAGATACAAAAATGGAAGCCTTTACCAGATGATTTTTGTGCTGGTTTAAATTTTGTTATGGGTGCCTGTAGCCAAGATATGTCTAAGCCGGTCTTAACCTGTGTCCATATAAATAAAGGAGTTCTGGAAGGTACCGACAATTATCGGGTTTCTAATTATACCTTGAAAACTGCGGTAAGACTACCAGCGATACTACTTCCTGCTCTTATTTGTGCAAAGGTTGTGAAAATGTTTCCTGTCGAGGTTTCTCAAGGTGTTGGATGGGTACATTTTAGGACCTTAGAAAAGGCTGTGATAAGTTGTCGTATCTTTGAGGACTCCTTTCCCGATACCACAAAGGTTTTAGATGTGGTAGGTACGGCAGTAACCTTCCCAGCCTCTTTAATAGGGATATTAGACAGGGCAGGTGTGTTTTCTAAACGAGATTATTCCTTGGATGAAACTGTACATATTCTTATTGAAAAAAAGAGAATACAGGTAAAGAGTACCTCTGCCTCAGGATGGTTTGAGGAAAAAGACAGGATAGATTTCAATGGGGATTCTATAGAATTTGCAATTACACCTTATTTGTTGAAAGACATACTGAGACAAACAAGTAAAGGCATAATAGGAGATACCGGATTGATGTTTGTTGGGGAGAATTGGAAGTACATAACAATGGTAAAAGGATAATGGAAGGGTTTTTCAGCAAAAAGGAAACAGAGAGTACGTCTAGACCAGACGGCAAATCGTACTCATGTGTTTCCTGCGGAAGGCATAAGGATTGCAATACTCCTAAAATGCAAGCCGCTGGAGAGTTTAAGAAAGGTATCCTTAATATCGGGTACATGCCAACTACCATAGAGGATAGACGAGGTTTACCGTTTCAAAATAAGAGCGGTAAATTATTAGAGAAGATGTACAAAGATGTCGGCATTAAATTGCACGAGGATTGCCTCAATATGTATGCAGTAAATTGTACCACAGAGACACCGCCTACCGTGTATGAATTAGATTGCTGTCGCAAGAATATCCTTAAAGTGATTAAGGAAAGGAAACCTAAGGTTGTCGTGGTATTTGGAGAATCCGCTTTATACAGTCTCATCGGGCACCGATGGAAAAAAGACTTTGGTAAAATAGGGAAATGGCAAGGATGGAATATTCCCGACCAAGAACTACAAACCTGGATATGCCCTACCTTTGAGACAGACTTTGTACTTAATGCGAAACAGGACGTTGCTCAGGTATTGTGGAAAAAAGATCTGCAAAAAGTTGTAGATTTATTAAAAGTTCCTTTTAAACAGTACGAGGAACCTGAGATTGTGGAATTAGATGAAAATGACCTATCTATATTAGATACGATTTCACATTGCGATATCGCATTTGACTATGAAACAACAGGCTTAAAACCACATGCCGCAGGACATAGAATTGTCTGTGCTTCCGTTGCCGTATCTGAGAATCTGGTGTACACTTTTATGATGCCTGCAAGTAGACAGAAAAGGAAACCTTTCATAGATTTGCTGCGGAGGGTTAATGTAGGGAAGATAGCCCAGAATATGAAGTACGAGGACACCTGGACGGAAGTACGGTTAAAAACAAGTGTTTCCAGCTGGGTTTGGGATACCATGATTGCCACACATATCATAGATAATCGTAGTGATATAACAGGATTAAAATTTCAAACATATGTACAATTCGGAGTCATAGATTACGACAGCGAAGTGAGTCCTTATCTAAAAGCCATAGACAACAAGAATGCCAATGCATTGAACAGGATTACAGAACTATTAGAAAAACCTAATGGTAAGGCAAAATTATTAAAGTACTGCGGTTATGACAGTATTAACGAGTTTCGCCTCGCTAAATGGCAGCGAACAATTATACGTAAAGAACAGCCTAGAAATAGCCCGTACGGAGCGAATATAGTTGAGGCTTACAAGTTGTTCCACGATGGTGTTCTGGCATTAGCCAAGGCTGAGAGGCAAGGTTTACGTATAGACATAGAGTATGCAGAAAGACAAAAAGGGAGGATAGATAAAAAAATAGAAATTCTCGAGAAAAAAATATATGCCTCTACCTTTTATAGACACTGGCAGCATACCTCTAAGGTAAAGGTAAATCTAAATAGTGGACCAATGCTAGGTTCTTATCTATATAAGGTCAAAAAAATAGAACCTGCAAAATTAACAGAGACCGGAAAAGGTAGTACAGACGAGGAGGCCTTACAGATGCTAAAAATACCAGAGTTAGATTGGATTTTAGAGCGTTCTAAACTGCAAAAGGTCCGTAATACTTATTTAGAGGCCTTTATACGAGAGCAGGTTAAAGAGTATCTACATCCTTTGTACAATCTGAATCTTGCAAAAACCTATAGAAGCAGTTCCTCAAATCCTAATTTCCAGAATATCCCAAAAAGGGACAAAGAGACTATGAACATTGTTAGAAAGGCTATTTACCCAAGACCAGGAAATCGATTATTAGAATTGGATTTTAAAGGGATAGAGGTTGCCGTGGCAGCATGTTATCACAAGGACCCTACCATGGTGAAGTATATAACAGACCCTAAATCAGATATGCATGGGGATATGGCAAAGCAGATTTTTATGATTAAAGACTGGGACAAGAAAAGGCCGGATCATGCATTGCTAAGAGGTGCCGCAAAAAATACCTTTGTGTTCCCTCAATTCTATGGAGATTATTACAAGAATTGTGCCGCCAATATGTGTTCTAGTTGGTTACAGTTACCTACAGGGAAATGGAAATCTACAATGGGGGTTCCTTTAGCAGAGGATAAGACAATAGGAGGTCATCTGATATCTAGTAAAATGCAATCCTTCGATGATTTCACGGAACATATTAGAAAAATAGAAAAAGACTTCTGGACAAATCGTTTTCCAGATTATGCAGCCTGGAAGGAGACTCATTATGCAATGTACCAAAAATATGGGTATGTGACACTTAAGACAGGTTTTACATGCGGTGGTTTAATGGGAAAGAACGACGTTATTAATTATCCTGTGCAAGGAGCAGCCTTTCATTGCCTGCTCTGGTGTTTTATTGAGGTTACTAACCAATTAGAGATGTACGGATTAAAATCTAGGTTAGTCGGGCAGATTCATGATGCTCTTGTCTTAGACATAGTTCCTAGTGAATTGCTGATTGTACATGCCTTGGTTACCAATATTGTTACCGTGCAATTGCCTAAGGCTTTTTCTTGGATTATAGTCCCAATGGAAATAGAGGCAGAATTGTGTCCTGTAGATGGCAGCTGGGCGGAAAAACAAGGGTGGTTTCCGGAGAAGCCGTTTTTCTATTATCATGCAGAATCTGATTGCCATTGGGTTTCTACAAAGGACAGGGATGAGGAAGGAGATCCGGACGGATGCACAGAACAATTAACAGAAGAAGAGTATTTTACGATGCTGAAAAGGAACGCTATCATTGAGGAAGACATACCTTTTTAATTTTTTTTTTAAATAAGTTTAAAAATGTTTGGAGATATTAAATAGTCGCCGTAATATTGCAAGACATTTAACAATTATTAAAATTTGCGATTATGAAAAACCAAAGGTAATTTTAGTCGGTACTGATAGTAATGTTTTCGCATTACTTTGGAAGTGCCAAAAAGCATTAAGGGCCGCTGGGCAATTAGATGCAGTAAAAGAAATCCAGGAAAAGGTAACGTCCTGCGGTAGTTACGACGAAGCCCTCTGTATTATGATGGATTACTGTGAGGTAGTAATAATACTGCTCTCATATATTTCAAACAATAGGACCTGCCATTAAGGGGGTCCTTTTCTAGAGAAAAATATTTACTTATGAGTTTATACCACAAATATCGGCCTGACAGCCTTAGTCAGGTTAAAGGTAATGCAGATATCGTTACTGCATTAGAAGGCATGTTGAAAACGCCGGAAACCTGTAGTCATGCTTTTTTATTGCATGGGCCTACAGGCTGCGGAAAAACCACTATCGGTCGGATAATTGCTCGTATACTGCAAATCACTGAAAGAGATATGCAAGAAATTGATTCTGCAGATTTCCGCGGAATAGATACGATACGAGAAATTCGTAAGAATTGTAATTACAAGCCTATGGAATCTCCTTTTAGAATGTACCTTATGGATGAGGTGCATCAATTAAGCAAGGATGCCCAAAGTGCCTTACTAAAAATTCTCGAAGATACACCTAGGCATGTCTTTTTCGTGCTATGTACCACGGATCCTGTCAAGTTACTTCCTACGGTAAGAAATCGTTGCCAACAATTACAGGTAAAGCAATTAGATTCCTTACAGATGAAAGGATTAATTAAAAAAGTAGTAAAAGGGGAAGGGGATAGTATAGAAAGCGACGTGATGGAGCAGATAATACTAGACGCCAACGGGCATCCGAGGAATGCCTTACAAATATTAGAACAGGTACTTAATACAGTTCCTGAAGGACGTTTAGACGCTGCGAAACAAACTGCAAAGGAAACCTCAGAGAGTATAGAACTATGTAGGGCTATGATAGCCAACTCTAATTGGAAACAGGTTTCTAAAATACTAGAAGGATTAAAACAACAAGAGCCGGAAAGTATTAGACGTCATGTTTTAGGATACGCCCAGTCTGTTTTACTCAAGGCAGACAATACAAAGGCCGCTCTAGTTATTGAAGAATTTTTAGAACCTACTTATAATAGTGGATTTCCTCAGATAGTATACGCCGCCTATTCAGTTGTAAAAAATAGTTGACCAGGAAAGCAATAATACAATTAATTAAGGATATCATACGATTTGAATCCTATTCTACGGAATTACAGGCATTACTAGGTCCTAAAAAGAAAGATTGGGTAAAAGTAGAAATGCCTAAGGAATACGTTGAAATGATTGCCATACTTAGTAGGTGTGGATTTGAAAGTTCAAAAGAATCGGGCACATTATTTGCAGAGTTGCCTTAAAAATGGCAATGTATTTTAAAGTTCCTGTTGAATATTTATTTAAAACGTAGAACAAAATGAATTATGAGATAGAAATAAAGATTGATGAAACCGCCTTAGATGTAGAGTGGTTGGAACAACCGGCACTGGCTATTAAATACGGGATTAATTGGGCTAAGAAAGCTAGGGCCTTGCAGCAGGCGGAGGAGGATATAAAATTGATAAGAGCAGAACTTTCTAAGAAATGCTTTGAGGAATGGGAAAAGCCTACAGTCGTCGCAGTAGAAGCCTACTACAGAACACATAAAAGGCACAAGGAGGCTAAAGAGCGTCTGCTTGAGGCCCAATACCAATTAAACATAGCAGAGGTGGCAAAAAATGAGATATCTTTTACTAGAAAAGCCGCATTGGAAAATCTAGTAAGATTACACGGACAGAACTACTTTGCAGGGCCTAATATGCCTAGAGACTTAACTAATGAGGTTGAGGCTAGAGAGAGGCAGAAAAAGGTGGATTCTGGAGTGGCTAGTAAAATGACAAGGACTAAAAGGTAAAGGTAGTATTAATTAATTAATTATTTTAAAATGGCAAAGAAGAAAAAGGAATCCTCTTTCAGAGGAAAGGTTAACAAGGACTCCCAGAGGCAGTCTAAGAATGGTACATCTTACGGGTACCTAACATTACCAAAAGGAGTGAGCATTTATGCACCTACTCCAGGGGAAAAAGAATCCATTGATATTATTCCGTACACTGTATCCGATACGAAACATCCTGATCACGATACTGAAAGCGGAATCGCTACAAAAGGAGATTTGTGGTACAAACGTCCATTCAAAACCCACCGACAGGTTGGTGCAGATAGTGATACTGTGGTTTGTCTAACATCCTTTGGAAAAAAGTGTCCGATCTGTGAATACCGTCAGAAACGTTCTAAGGAAGGAGCAGATAAAGACGAGTTGAAGGCGTTTAATACATCTCAAAGGAATCTTTACCTTGTGATCCCAAAAGGTGTTAAGAAAAGGGAAGAGGAAATACACATATTTGATATGTCTCAATTCTTGTTCCAAAACCTTTTAAATGAAGAGATTGAGGAGAATGATGATTATGAAGTATTTCCTGATTTGGAATGCGGTTTAACTCTTGCAATTCGTTGGGGAGAGGAAACCTTTGCTGGAAATAAGTATGCAGAAGCCAACCGTATTGATTTTAAAGAGCGGAAAGAAGCCTATGATGAAAGCATACTTGAGGACACCCCGGATTTGGATAAAATACTCAAACAACTTAGTTATGATGAATTACATGCTAAGTTTTTTGAAATCGACCATGAAGAGGACACAGAAGAGGAGACTCCTAAACGTACAAAGAAAAAGGTGGTTGAGGATGAGGATGAGGATGATGCCGACGATAACAACGGTAATGCAGGTAAGGTAAAACCTTCAGATTTCAAGAGAGGTAAAACTGCTAAAAAGAAGGCACCCAAACTGACCTGGGAAGACTTAGCAGACATGGACATCGCGGAATTAATGGAGGTTGCTGATGCAAACGATTTGGAGTATGACGAAGACGAGGACAATGTTAAGGCATTGCGGTTGTTAATTGCTGAGGCCTTAGATTTGGAAATTCCTATCAACGCCACGGTATCAAAAAAGAAGGAAGTAAAAAAAGAGGCTCCTAAACAAACAAAGAAAAAGGTAGTTGTTGAAGAGGAAGAAGACGAGGACCTTGAAGAAGAGGAAGAAGACGAGGACCTTGAAGAAGAGGAAGAAGCCCCTATTACCAGAAAGGCTGCAAAGAATGCCGCTGGCGGTAAAAAATGTCCTCACGGACACAGGTTTGGTAAAGACACAGATACCAAGACAGAGTGTGAGGCATGTAATCTGTGGGATGCATGTTTAGATAAAAAGGAGGAATAACAAATGACTTTAATCAGTAGAAAATTAACGATTAAAGGTAAAAAAGAGGTTAAATTTGTAGGGGCGCATCTGCCCCTACCTCTTAATACCTATCTGACCATGTATGCATTGGTTATGGAAACAAGTAAATCTGCTATTATCTGCAATGAGATAGATGATTGGATGACTACTCAGAAAAGTGTTGTGAGTGAAACGGTACTTGTCAGTATGCTTATTGAGAAGGTACAGGATATCTACGCCAGCAGTAAAGGAAAAGGAGATAAAGGGTTATCCCAATTCAAAACCGCTATCACTAAAGAGCTGAGCAAAAAAGGTATAGATGCGGATACAATTGATATCTTACTGAAAGGAGTAACAAATGGTTAGAACAAAGAAAGCCCCTTTGGCTGTACAAATGAAAAGGCATGCCGCAATGATCCCCGAGAAAAAAGCCATTGTAGGAAATACAGAGATTATGATTTCTACAGGAAGCACTCTACTAGATTTAGCTATTTCTGGTAAACGTAAAAGAGGAGGGGGCATTCCAGCCGGAATACTAATGGAAGTATTCGGTCCAGAAGGAAGTGGGAAAACTGTACTGCTTTGTGAAATAGGAGGTGGGGTGCAAAGGGCCGGTGGGGACGTTATGTTTAATGACCCTGAAGCAAGGCTGAATAAGCAGTTTGCCAGCCTGTTTGATTTAAATACGGACTCTTTAAAGGTAAACCAACCTGATACTGTGACAGAGGTGATTTCATCCGTAAAGGAATGGAAGCCTTTAGGCAAGGGAAAGGTACACGGAATATTCACAGACAGTCTTGCAGCATTGTCAACCTCATTAGAAATGGAGAATGAGGAAGGGGATAAAATGGGGATGCGACGTGCAAAAGAGTTTTCTGAAGGTTTACGTAAAATCTGTCGTATACTGCAAAAGGAAAACTATATTATGGTATGCAGTAACCAAATCAGAGACAATGCCTCAGCCGTAGGGTATCAAGAGAAATTTACAGTCCCCGGTGGGAAGGCTATGGCATTCTACTCCTCAATTAGATTGAGGTTTAATAAACCAGAAAAGGTTACAAAAAAGAAAAGCATTGCAGGCAAGGAGGTAACCAAGGTTATGGGAACCAAGGTAAAGGTAGATGTTTACAAAAATAGTGTAGATGCCCCATATCGTTCTGCAGATTTGTACATTGTTTTTGATTACGGTGTAGATGACATTCGTGCAAATGTACAGTATCTCAAGGATTACTCTAAGTCTAAGGCCTATACTATGGGAGAGACTGTATTAGGTTCCTCTATTGAGGATGCCATTGCGTTCGTGGAGGAGTACAAACTTGAAAAACAAGTGAAGGAGCATGTCATTTCCTTATGGGAAGATATTGAGAAAAAGTTTAAAGTTCACAGAGAAAAGAAAAGGAGATAACATGGAACGTACCACTAGGAAACCTATTGGATTCAATATACTCTGTTGTGATCCTAGTCTAACTGCATTTGGATTCGTTGTAATGAAAGGGAATCGTATATTACATGCGGGATGTATTAAAACGACTCCCAGCGGCAAAAAAATGAGGATAAGAAAAGGGGACGACCGGATGAGACGTGTATCTGAGATTAACAACGTACTGAAGGAGGTTATACATGCATACCAGATTAATTACATTGTCTCAGAGTTACCTCACGGTAGCCAATCTGCGGTAGCCGCCACGGCGTTGGGGATAGTCTCTGCAATGGTGCAGACTATTTCTGATTTTATGGAAATAGGTATAGAATGGTACAGTGAAGCAGACTCTAAAAAGTGTGCCTTAGGTAAGCAGTCAGCGGCAAAACAGGAAATGATAGACCGTATGAAGCAGCTATATGTGGTGGAGTGGACAGGAGTACAGTATCGGGACGAAGCCGTTGCAGATGCATTGGCTGTTCATTATGTAGCAAGAAGTCTATCTAGTGTTGTAAAATTAATGAAATGATAAAAAATTTAAGATTGATAAACTTCCAGAGCCATAAGGATTCTGAATTAGAATTCGATAAAGGCATGAATGTTATAATCGGTCCTAGTGATAGTGGAAAAACCGCTATCATTAGGGCTTTTCGTTGGTTAAATTGGAACCGGCCAGGAGGAGACGATTTCCGAAGCAGATGGGGTGGTGATACCTCCGTCGCTGTCCATGTAGAATCGGATAATATCAGTAGAGGAAAATCCAACACTGATAATTTCTATAGTAAAAATAAAACCACCTTTAAGGCGTTTGGGACTGAGGTCCCCGAGGAGATACAAAAGGCATTACGAATGGACGACATAAATCTGCAACAACAAATGGACGCTCCTTTTTTATTAAGTGAGACAAGTGGTACCGTGGCGACCCACTTTAATACGATTGCCAAGCTAGACAAGATAGACAGAGGATTATCTTACGTTCAAAAACAGATTAAGACATTAGGACAAGATATCGCTTACTTGGAGGCCGACAAAAAAGAGAAACAAGAAGCCTTGAAGGAGTACGATACTCTAGAGGCTTTTGAGGAAGCATTAGAATCATTGGAATCATTGGAGACAGGTAAAACAGAGAAGGAAACGGACAGTAAAAGGTTAACCGGTGCGGCTCTCAGATTAACCGTAATTTCTCGTAATCTAGAAAAACTTGCGAAGTCCTTACATACAGAACAAAAAGTAGATACCTTGCTTGCATTATATGCCGCCAAAAAGGAGGCAATTGTCAAGTATGAAAGTATAAAGTCCGCAGCCTTGTCCTTATTCTATAAACAACGAGATATCTTAAAAGCAGAGAAAAAGGTATTAGCGGAATGGGGTATTGCTAAGGTACTGGCATTGTACGAAAATCTATTGAAATCTCAAACGACATTAAAAAGCCTCAGCAAACTATACCAAACTATATCCTTAATACAGGAAACGGCGGAGAATAAAAGAATCAGCCTCGAGATTTTAGAAAATAAGTACAAGGCAGATTTCCCCGAGATATGTCCATTATGTAACACGAAAATTAAATAACATGAAAACGAAGGAACTTATAAAACTAGCGGTGGAGATACTTGAAATGAATGACCTCAATTATGCTCTGACAGGGTCTTTGATGCTTTTTATTAGAGACCATTCTCTAACCCGTGCACCTGTAGATATTGATTTAGTCGGAATGATTAGCGGAGACCCTACTGATTTAAAACTACCTCCTGGTTTTATATATAAACAAACAGAAGGTTTGGGTAGTGAGGTAGATGCCATTACTTTTTTCAATGAAGAGTTAGATGTCAAGGTAGATTTTTTGTACGGAGACGAGGAATTTGAGTATATATTTTTTCGAGGTTATACTATACCCTGCGGACAACTAGAAGCCCTTATAGATGCTAAATTACAGTATTATCATCATGATGTGTATGAACCATCTGCTCAAAAACATTATGAAGATTTATGTGCCTTGATATCCTATATGTCTATTCGTCAACTTGAAATATTCCATAAACCTAGGGAGGTTAGGAAGAGCTCTACAGTTTACTCTATAAAAATAAACGAAGATGGAAAGGACTAAAACCTCATTTAAAAAGGCAGATGCAATACTCACAGCGGATTGGCATTTGCAGGAAACCGTCCCGATATGTAGGACCGATACCTTCTGGGAGACGCAATGGGAAAAGGTAGACTTTATTAGTGCCTTACAGAAAAAACATCAATGTCCTGTACTGCATTCAGGGGATCTATTCGATTTCTGGAAACCTTCTCCTATGTTATTGGCACAAACCATAGAACATTTACCTGCTGAATTTCATACAGTATATGGGAATCACGACTTGCCTCAGCATAATCTAGAATTGGCATACAAGAGTGGGATATATGTACTGCAAAAGGCAGGTTGTCTAACGGTATTAGAAGGTACTCATTGGGGACAAGAATTTCTTATAAGTTTCCGATATAGTCAGAGGAAGATATGTGTCTGGCATATTGGGGTTTACCAAGGGAAAGAGCCTTGGCCGGATTGTCCTGCACCTAAAGGGAATTCTTTAATAAGGAAGTATGATGCGGATTTAATCGTAACCGGGGATTTCCACAAACCATTTGTGGAAGAACATGCAGGACGTCTTTTAGTAAATCCCGGTTCCATTTTTAGAATGACTGCGGATCAGGCTGATTTCCGTCCTCGTGTTTATCTATGGTATGCAGACACCAATACAGTGGTTCCTGTTTATCTGCCTATCGCCGCTGATGTAATTAGCAGAGAACATCTTGAGATTGTACAAGACAGGGAGAATAGAATAGAGGCCTTTATCTCAACCTTAACTGAGGATTGGGAAGCAGAGATGTCCTTTGAAGACAATATAGAACGGTTTTGTACAAAGAATAAGGTCCGCCGATCCGTATTGGACATTGTATACAAGGCTATAGAAACCTAAAGATTACAATATGAAAAGAACAAAACCTCCTGGGATAAAAAATACACCTGTCAGATTAAAAATAATCTCTCATGTATTGGTTAATGCACCTCATTGGAAAGGCAAGACACGTTATATGTCTAATACTTTTCTACTGGCAAATTGTCATCCTTATTTTCGAGATGACTTAGAATTAGAATTAAAACAAGAATTAAAACAATTAGAGTATGATAACTGAAAAAGAATTGCTTGCTAAGAAAAAAGAGATAGAGCAGACAAAAACTGCAATCTCAGAATTAAAGGGAGAAGAAAAAGCCTTACTGAAACAATTAAAGGAGGATTGGAAATGTCTATCCTTAACAGAGGCTAAGGTCCTCATTAAACAATATGAAGCAGACATCTCTAAATTAGGAGAGGAGATTGCCGCTCAATCTGCAGATTTAGAAGCTACATATCTCAACGACAATGAAGACAACTGACATTAGAGCCTTTCTGGAAAGAAGAAAAGGACAGCGTCTACAATTACAAGACCAGATACAAAAGAGTACCCGATCTATTAAGGAAGGTAAACGTGAATTAGAAAAGCACGAGGAGGCAAAGGAAATTATAAGGGAGGTTGGAATAAAGACACAAAGACAACTCCAGTTCCATATAGCGGACATCACCTCACTTGCTTTGGAGGCCGTATTTACTAATCCGTATAGATTAGAGGTGGAATTTGTGCAAAGGAGGAATAAGACCGAATGTGATATCTTTTTTGTACGTGAAGAACATAGAGTAGATCCGTTGTCTGCAAGCGGGGGAGGAGCGGTGGACATTGCAGCCTTCGCCTTACGTATTGCATCCTGGAGCCTGTCTCGGCCTAATACAAGGAATACGATTATCTTAGATGAACCAATGAGATTTGTCAGTGAGAATTTAAGGGATAAGGCATCTCAAATGATAAAAGAGGTAAGCAAGAAATTAGGAATTCAATTTATTATTATCACACATGACCCGATGCTTGCCGCCTATGCAGACAAGGTATTTGAGGTATCTATTAGAAAAGGAATTAGTAAAATAAAAACAGATGGAAGATAGAGAAGTAATTATCCCCGCGAATAATACAGACGGGCTACCAAGCATATTTAGGGAGTGTAACGTATTTACCATAGGTAATAGCAGTAGACCAAATATGCCAGACAGACAGTTTGCAGGTTTCTTTGCCAGTGTCAATACTGTGATTAAGATGCATAAGACGATTATAATAGAATGCAGAATGCAGTCTTTCTCAACGAATACACAACAGGTGTTGAAAAGACTATTTGAGATTCTTAGTACATCTTACCATAGATGTAAACCTACAGTAAGATGGTACTATGATATCATAGATGAGGATATGTTAGAGTATGGGGAAATGTATGCAGAATGGAATCCAAAAATCTGCTTTGAAAATATAGCATTACCTCAAAGTTGAAAATCGATTAATCCATCTTAGGAGTAAAGGTTCCTCTTTGGCTAGAATCCTGGCGAGTCTAGCCGCCTTTTCTCCCTTGTATACATTTGTACTCTTTTCCGTTTTAATTGTAATCTCCACTACCTTCTTAGTGTTTTCATCCGGGCTTACTATAATATCCGTCATGCAGCCTTCCTTTTAAGTTCCTTAATCCAATCGGCAGTAACTTTTATGAATTCCTTAGAAAAATAAAATATGTACGTGGCAGCCTTTTTATTAAAGGCAATGGTGGACATGTTATTATTCTTGACAGCCAATGCAAACACCTTAGATTTAGCATGTAGGTTATTTACCACAATCCAATCCTTAAAGGTAGACGCACTGCAGGTTTCCTTAATAAGGGAGGCACACAAATTTTCAAATTCTGTGATTAAGGTATTCATATGTGCCTCAGGGTCATATTCAATGATATTATCTACCTTGTTAACCTTTCCATCTAAATGCTCTATAAGGAATGTCCTAATAATAGCACCCCAATTCTTAAGAATTAATTTGTAGCGTTCATCGTCTATGTACCAAAACACAAGACTTTGTTCTAAGGAACGATTGTACACTCTCAAGAAATCTGAAATAACACTACTTTCATGGATATGGGCATCCCTTATCTGATTACCCTCATCTATTCTTGCATTCGTCTCTGATATAAGATCCCCGAGGTCATTCATTAGACTTTTTACAACGTCTAATTCTCTCATTATAATACTATTCCGGGCATCGAATTGGTCATTTAAATCTTTCTTTCTCAGAATCTCATTGGCTTCTTCTTCCTTTTTACGGGTTACTTCTGCCTTTTTCTCATTAAATTCAAATCTTTTAAATCTGATTGTTTGTATTGTTGAGATAATAAGGGTGATTGTGCTTACTGCTCCTAGTATTATTACTAATATTTGCATATACTTTATTTATTTATCCATTTTAATTTTTTTATATTGCCTTTCTGAAACCATTCTAGAAACTATTATTTCAATTGTTATTGTTCCGGCCAAAGCGCCAAGTTTATTTGCCTCCATATCGTAAGGATTAAAAAACTTATCATTTTTTTCTTTAATCCACCCCGATAAAACAACGGAACTAAAACCAACAACACCGCTTAAAATCTTACATGGAATCGGTTTAATATCCGTATACTCAGAAAGTACATGATAAGTCATTG